TAAAACTATGGAATTAAATAAATAAATTTAATTAAAATATAATTCATTAGTTTCTAATGAAAAAATTGTATTATTATCATTATTATTATTATCATTATTATTATTATTATTATTATAATTATTATTATTATTATTATAATCATAAAAACTACTTGGTGTTGGTTTTAGATAAGAATTTGGTAGCAAATATTTAGGAAATGAATTTATATGTAATGGATTATCATAATTATTTTTAATATTAATATGATTAGTATTACAAATTGGTATAGGTTGGGAATTAGATAAATCATTATAACTATTTTTAATAGATATTTCTTTAAGAATAAATTGAGGAGTAGAAATATTTAAATTTTCAATATGTTTTTGCTTATTACAAATATTTCCCATAAATATATATAATATTTATAATAATTATTAATTTATTAATTTATTAATTAATTAATTAATTTATTTATCTGTAAAATATTCTTTAATAGAATTTAATAGTAAAATACTATTATTAACAGAATCCTCAATTATGATTAATAATTCATCTTTTGAAATTAAGTTTTTAAAACTAATTTTAATAAAACTATCATTATCATGAGGATGTTTTTTAAGAAAACCAACAAAATTTAAAATTTTTTCTTCTTTAAAATATTTATTAAATAAGTAATATTCAATAATTTTTCCAATAGTATAATCTTCATTTAGTAAAGTAATGATATAACAGTTATCTAACGTATCAGTTGCATCATAAATGAGTTCATTTTGATTTTTCAGAGATTCTAATGTAATATATAATTTTTTAATAATTAAACTAATTCCCAATTCAAGTAATTTATAGTTTGTATAAATACCAATTGTTTCAATTGTAAAATCAAAACTATTTTCAATAAATAGTCGTTTAGCATCTAATAACATCCAATCTTTCTTAATAAACTCTAATTCTTCTTTTGAAACAGTATCTTTTAAAGTAGCTTCTTTAGCAGTCCATGCATCATTTATTTTTACTGGATCAAGAGTATTACCATATGCACACGTGCTAACAACATTAAATGTGCCATCTTCTTTAGCACAACTAATTGTTAATTTAGCTTCAAATTTTAATTGTTCAGGTTCACTAGTATCTGTTAATTTTGGACGTAATCTGATAATATCGATGTAATCGCCTGTGATAGGATCGGGTGGAAATAGTTGTCTTACTTCACTGGTTTCAAGATATTTTTCAGAATCAATATTTTTAATTTTAAAATCTTCAGTAGTTGCATAAATAATAGTATTAGTGTCATTTATTTTATCTAATTCAACAATATAATTTTGATAAGGAAAATCTATATTATCAATATGAATAGGAATACAACTAATTCTTTGTTTGATAAGTTCATTATTTAAACGAGACTTGTTTATTTTTATATTAACATTATTTTCATTATAAGGATTAGTTTTAAAAACAATACACGGTATTTCGGAAAGTAATATTCTTCTGATGGCATTAGCATAACTAACATTAATATTACTTAATGTAAACTTTAAAATATTATTATATTCATCAACGTTGCTAATTTTAGGTAATGAAGTCATTATATTTATAATATGAAATTTATTTATTATATTTTTCAATTTTAATTAAAATATAATAAATAAATATTAAGTTTAAATATTTAGTTTAAATATAAATATAAATAAATTTGTAAAAATATATTAATATATGAGTTCAATATTATATTATAGCAATTATTGTAATAATTCACAAAAATTATTAAGTTATTTATCAAAATCATCTGTAAAAAATAATTTACATTATATTTGTATTGATAAAAGAATTCAAAAAAATAATACTGTATATATTGTGTTAGAAAATAATCAAGAATTATTATTACCAAATACTGTGAATGCAGTTCCGGCTTTAATGTTATTAAATGCTAATTATAAGGTTTTATTTGGAGATAATATATTAGAATATTTAAAACCAGTAGAACGAGTTAATGTTGATGAAGCAACAAATTTTAATGGAGAACCTTCTGCATTTTCATTAAATGATGCAATGATTGGTGTTCATTCAGATAATTTTAGTTTTTTGGACCAAGGAAATGATGAACTTTCTGCTAAAGGAGAAGGTGGACTCAGACAATTATATAATTATGCTACAATTAATTTTCAAGAAAAAATAGATACTCCAGAAGAGAATTATGTTCCAGATAAGGTAGATGAAAATAGTTTAAAAAATTATCAAGATAACAGAAATAATATTAATTAAATATTTAAATATACTTTGTAATATATATTTAAATATAATCTATAAATTTATCTCATAGAAAATGAATAATGATGAAAAAATAGAAATATCTAATTTGATAGAATTTTCCAAGATAATAAAAGATTTATTAAATGATTTAATTAATACATTTGCAGATAAAACTCAGGATATTATTTTAAAAGATGAATCTATGGTAATGTTAATGAAATATGATTTTAGTAAACAAGAATTGGATAATGAAGAAGAATTAATTAGATGTGCTACAGTTTTATATAATTTTTGTAAGAATGTTTTTCCATTGAAATTTTTTGATATTTTATATCAAAATGAAGAAATTTTTGTAAATGAAAAAGAATTATATTTATTACCAAATATAAATTTTTCAGAATTATATTTTGATACAACAAGTAATCAAACTAAAGAAACATTATGGAAATATTTACAATTAATATTATTTACAATAGTAACAAATATTCAAGATAAAGAATCATTTGGAAATAATGAAAAATTATTTGAGGCAATTAACAGTGATGAATTTAAAAATAAGTTACAAGAAACAGTTAAATCTATGGAAAATTTATTTTGTCAAAATCAGGAAAGTGATTTATCTGAAAATAATCCATTTGAAAATATGTTCAGTTCTATGAATATTGATCCTTCTAATATTAATAATTTACCAGATACTGATACAATACATGATCATATTAATAAATTAATAAATGGTAAATTAGGTAATTTAGCTAAAGAGTTAGCTGAAGAAACAACAAAAGATTTGGATATAGATTTGGAAAATGTAAGTAATGTAAATGATGTATTTAAAAATTTATTTAAAAATCCAAGCAAATTAATGGGAATTGTAAATAAAATTAGTGGTAAATTAGATGAAAAAATGAAAGATGGTTCATTAAAAGAAAGTGAAATATTAGAAGAAGCATCAGATATATTTAAAAATATGCAAGACATGCCTGGAATGGGAAATTTTAAAGATATATTTAAATCTATGAATCTAGATCAATTTATGCCAAAAGGTGGTAAATTTAATAATAATGCTTTTCAAAATATGATGGATCAAAATATTAAAATGTCTAAAACAAAAGAAAGAATGCGTAAAAAAGCAGAAGAAAATAGAGAGAAAGCAACTAATTCTAATAATACTCAATCTAATAATACTCAATCTGATAATTTAAATGATATTAATAATAATTTAATGTTATTAATGCAAGAAATGCAAAATCAAAATAATTTAACTAATCAAAATAAAAAAAAACCAACAAATAATAAAAAAAAAAATAAAGGTAAATCTAAAAAATAATATATAATATTTTATTTGAAAAATTCAACTTAAATATACAAATACTATTTATATTTGTATTTGTATTAATAATGTTAGTTTTAAATAAAATTGAAATTTAATTAATAATTAAATTAATAATTAAATTAATAATTAAATTAATATATTTTAGAATGTATGAAAATATATTAACTTTTTATTCGAAAAGTAAGAACAAAAATATTAGACAACTATCTAATTTTCATATGGAAAAAATAATATTAGAAGATAAAGAATTTAATTCAGGTGAACATTGTTTTCATTATTTTAAATATTGTGTTATAGCAAATTCTTGTAATGATATTAAAAGATATAATGAATTAATTAAACATTCAATAAAAATACAAAATGCTGAAACACCAGTTGATGCAAAAAAACTAGGTAGTAAATTGTGTTTTAAATTAACAAATGAAGAATTAAATGTATGGGGATTATATTCAATACAATATCAAAACAAAATTTGTTTTGAAAAATTAAAACAAAATGAAAATGTAAAAAATATCTTGTTGGAAACACATAATAAATATTTGTTACATCAAGACAATAGAGCAAATATGAATAGTTTATGGGGTGGTAAAATTAAAGATAATGAATTAATTGGTAAAAATCAATTAGGTAAAATATGGATGTCATTAAGAGATAACATAATATTTTAATTGTAAATTTTCTATGTTAGATGATAAAAAAATTGATTTTATTTTTCATTTTTTTTTAATTTATTAAATATTAAAAATGGAAATGGATGAATTGCTGGAAAAAATTAAGAATTTAGAAAATAAAATTTTTGAATTTCAACTTGAGAAGTATATATTAGATTTGAAAAAAAATGGATATGTAATAATACCTAATGTAATTAGTAATGAAGAAATACAAATTGCCAAAGATTTATTTTATAAATGGAAAAATACTATTCCTAATCATGATAAAATACATTCACAAATTAACCCACATGGTATTTATAAATTTCATGAGATAGGACACCAGGAACATGCATGGTATTTAAGAACTAGAAAAAAAATTATTACAGTTTTTAATAAATTATGGAATACAGAAGATTTAATTGTATCATTTGATGGATGTTGTTATATTCCCAAAGAATTTACAAAAAAAGATAACCTATGGACGCATACAGATCAGGCTCCAGATTCTAAAGGTTTGCAGTGTTATCAGAGTTTTGTAAGTTTAACTAAAAATAGTGAAAGAACTATTATCTTGTATGAATCGAGTCATTTATTACATGAAGAGTATTTTAAAGAGAAAAAAATAAATAGCTCTAAAAATTGGCATTTAATAGATGAAGAATATCTAGAAAGAATTAAAAATACTAAGAGAGTATTAAGTGTAAATCCTGGTGATTTGGTTATTTGGGATTCTCGAACTTTTCATCAAAATCGTTATGGTGAACCAAATTCAGAAGAGAGATTAGTGCAATATTTGTGTTATTTACCTAAATCGCATATAAAGAATACTAAAAGTCAAATTGAAAAACGTAAAAAATATTTTCAAGATTTGAGAACTACTTCACATTGGCCATGTCCTTTAAAAGTAAATGGTTTGCAGCCACAAACTTATGGCGATAATTCAAAATTAATTAATTATGAGTTATTAGTAAAACCGGATTTAACTGATTATATGGGGATGATTGAAAAATTAATTTAAAGTGAAATTAATTAATAAAAATAATTATGAATATATATATAAATGAATAAAGATAATACAAAAGAAGAACATAAAACTAAATTTTGGATTTATAATCCTAATGTTTTATTTGATAGAAGTAAAGTTTTTGATTTATGGCCACTAGAATCAATGAATAGAGAAGAGAAATTAAATGCTATAACTAGATTTGTATTATATCTTACAATTTTAGGTGTTTTTTTATTTAGAAATTTAAAACTTTTTTTTACAGGAATTATAACTTTAGTGGTTTTAATTGCAACTTATTTTATTTTAAATAATAGAGAAAATACTAAATTAAAAGAAGCATTTAGCAATGAAAGTTTATATGAAAAATTTAAAGATAATTACACTAATCCTAATATAAAAAATCCAATTATGAATGTATTATTACCTGAAATTCAAGATAATCCACATAGATTACCTGCAGCACCATCATATAATAAAGAAGTTGAAAAACAAATTAATAATTCAACAAAAGAAATAATAAAACAGAATTTTAATGATGAGTCAATAGAAGAAAAATTATTTAGTGATTTAGGAGATAAATATGAATTTGAACAATCAATGAGACAATTTTATAGTACAGCAAATACTAGAGTTGCTAATAATCAAAAAGAATTTGCACAATTTTGTTATGGAAATATGGCTTCTTGTAAAGATGGTGATGTAGAACAATGTTTAAAAGGTAATTATAGACATATTAATATGTAATAATAATAATTTAATATATTATTTAAAATAATATTATATTAAATTATTATATATGTCTGCTACAACAACTTATCCATATACATTTGATTCTATTTCAAGAATAGGTAATGATAATGTTGCTATTGATCAAAGAAATATTCAAAATATGAATAATGCTAATTATAGATTAGAAAATTATTATCCTAATTGTCCTATGAGCACAGCAATTGATTTTGCTACAAAGCAACCCCAAGTTTTTTATAAAGGTTCCCATGAAGGTGGTGTAAAAGGATGTGAAATTGATGCTAATAATGAATTAAAATACACTCATATTACTAAACCGGCTTGTAAATTAACTTTAACAAGTAGACCATTTTTAACAGTTCCATATTTAGGAAGAGGTGTAGGTGATAGTGATACTGAATTTATGTTACGAGCAGGAGAGAATGCTTTAAATAAAAAAACAGTAAATCCATTAATGGAAAATGATTTTACCGACCACAAAAATTATCCTTTAATTGAACCTCTAGAAAATGCTTTTAATAATTCTGCATATAAAATTGAAGAAGATGCTATGAGTGGCTGGAATCGTTCTGGTATTTCTGCTCGTAATTATGCAAGAGATAAAGCAAAAAATTAAAAATCTTTAATAATATAACAATAATTTTCAAAAAAAATAATATAATGTTATTTAATTTTAATATTATATTATGGATTCATTAAATTATTATTATGATTATAATTTATTATGCACCTATCATTTAATAGAAAATGATACTAATCTCTCTACATTATGTTATCAAAATCAATTATTACAAGTATTTAAATTAATAAATTATGATTCTCAAAAAATAGATAATAATATTATCAAATTATTTAACATTTTAAAAGATGATAAAGAAATTATTGAAATATTAGAGATTCTCTCCAGCAAATTAACTATATTTCAATTTTTAAAACAAAATAATCAAAAATTAGATAATTCATTTATTTTTCAAATGCTTTTTTCATATGACTATTTTTATTTATTTCATAACTCATTTATACACTATAAAACTAATAAATCTCTCAACAAATCTACTTTTTCTGAATTAAAACAATTTATTTCTCAAAATTAATATATATTATCAAAAAGAACTTAAAGAAAAATACCCCAAAAATTGCTATTTTTGTTTTGTGACGCTATTACATAACAAAAATATATTTCCTTAAAAAGTGATTTTTTTTGGAATTTTATATTTGAAAAAAATTTTTGGATTTTGGACATTTTTTTTTGTCCATTTTTCAAATATTTTTTATCTTTTGGAATTTTTCTAAATTTTTCCTTTTTTCATATTTTAAACCATAATCATTTAAAATTATTTTAAAATATCAAAATATTTTTATTACGATAAATAAAAATAACAGAAATAAACAATTTAGAGAGTTTTTTGTTAGTATATTATACTAATAATGGCTGACGAAAAAGTCGCAAAAATCGCAAAAGAATATGTATGTATATGTTGTAATTATAAATGCTTTAGAAAAAATGATTATGATAAACATTTAGCAACCGCAAAACATAAAAAAATGGAAATATCCAAAAATATGATTAATTTGGCTGACGAAAAAGTCGCAAAAGTCGCAAATGAAGAATTTGTATGTTTATGTGGAAAATCTTATAAACATAGACAAAGTTTATTTAAACATCAACAAAAATGTAATAATAAACAACCAATAACTTTAGAAACACAAAAATCTGGAGTTTCAGAGGAGTTAGTATGTCAATTAGTAAAAGATAATACTGACATGAAAAAATTATTTGGTGATTTAGTAAATGTAATAAAAGATAAAGATAAACAATTAGAAAATGTAGTAAAAGAAAATACTGAATTAACTAAAAAAATTGTAGAAATGAAACCTTCTATGGGTAATAACAATAATAACAACAATAATACTAATAATTTTAATATTAATATGTTTTTAAACGAACAATGCAAAGATGCTATTAATATGACTGATTTTGTAAAATCAATACAAGTATCATTTGAACAATTAGATTATACTAAAGTAAATGGTTTAGAAAAAGGAATAACTAAAATTTTAATGGATAATATTAATAAATTAGGAAAATTTGAGAGACCGCTTCACTGCACAGATATAAAACGAGAAACATTGTATATAAAAGATGATAATAAATGGGAAAAAGATTTATCAAAAGAAAAAATAAAAAAGGCAATAAATAAAACATCAAATAAAAATTTTACTACATTGTGTAAGTGGCAAAATGAAAATAAAGATTTTATGGAATATGATGACAAACAAGCATATTATGCAAAAGCAATGTCTAATATAGGAAAACCAGTAGGTCAAGTAGAAGATAAAATTATAAAAAATATATGTAAAGAAAATTATGTAAAAGAATAAAATAAAAATATATTTTATATATATTAAATGGCTTCTACAAGAAATCGTAATACCGAAAGTGATTATAAATTAGAACAACTACAAAACACAAATCATTTAGAAAATAATTTATATGTTAATTATGGTAGACCAACTCACGAGTGTTATCCTGAATTATATAATCCATCTAAATTATCAAGAGATGCTCTTTGTAATAATTCAGTTGATGTCGAAAGCACACTAAGAGGTATTGGCTCTACCAATATGGTAAAACCATGCGAACCACCTACACCTAGTTTAAAAACACTTGATTTTAAACCATTTTTTGATCGTCCTAATGCTGTTATTATGCCATATCCATTAATAATGGATAATTATCAAAGACCACTATTGGGTTAAATATTTTATTAAATTTTTAATAAATTATTTAATGGTTTTATCATTTTTTAAAAGATTTTTTATATTTTTTTACAGGTTTTTTCTTTTTT